TGAATGGTTGTGATAATGTTCTCAAGTTTTGTTGATTCAATTGTTCACAAGGTGAAGGCGGAACATAATTTAACCCTTGAACAGGTATCGGGTAGTTGTATAATCTTGACATGTTGTAGATATCAAATAATATCCCTTGACCAGGGTTCAAATATAAATCAATATTTTTAGCATTTAACACCAATTTTTCATTCTCCACAAAATAATTACCAACAAATCCTGCGTCATTGTTGATTCTGAAATTTAATTCAGTATTAACCCAACTTTTATTATTGTCTCTTTGTTTTTGTAATGAAAAACCCAAATTCATATATGGAAACTTTCTAAATCTGTTAAAGTAGTCTTGTCCGTATTGATATGGTACTAATGTTGTTTGAAAATTAGGGTTGTTTCCTGTAAAGACACTTGTTGTTGTATTTACGGATTCAGGAGCTCTATGTGCGGGAGTTTGTTCAAACCAACCACTACCTGATTGAAAAAAGAAATCCGGTCTTTCAGGTGGGGCTGACGGATATCCATCGTAATCTACTGGATATTCTTCTCTTGCGATTGCAACATCACTAACTACGGTTGTTGTTGTAAATCCTGTATATTGAACCCCTTGTAATGTGTAAATGTCATTGAAATCAAAAACAGGTAGTTCTTGTGAGTAAGTTCCTCCAGATAAATTTGCATATTTGGAGTCAAATTGTTTCATGTTTATTTTTTGGTCGGCAACATAAACGTATTCATTAAATTCAATTAATGCTTCAGGTGCTCCAATCAATCTCATCAATCCTTCAATTGCTTTTCTTGTTCCTTTTGATTTGAAAAGATATGCCGCGTTTAGTACTACATTTCTGTAATAGTTGTAATTAAGTTCTTCAGGAGTTGGTGTATTAGGTACTCCTTGAAACATAGATTTTTCTTGTTTCTTTTCACCAAATACTGAACCTAAAAAGTTATCTTCACTGATTGGTGACATGCTTATGTTCCATCCTAATGTTTCCGCCAAATTTTTCAAAAGTTGTGATGGGATATCGTTTCCTGTGTTATAATTTGCCGAATTCATATATGCCAAAGCACTTATGAATTTGTTCGTTTCGTCAAAACTTCTTCCATAAATTTGCAATACTTTTTCTACTTTTTGTCCAACAGTATCGAAATCTTTTATTGCTCCTGTTGTCAAAAATCTTGAAACTAAATTTGTCCTATACGAGTCGAAGGATTCACTTATATCATTGATTTTTTCCAAATAATTTGTGAAGGATGGCGTTATAATATCAAGATTCCAAGGTCCGTATAACGGCCATGTAACCAAATCAGATGTTACATAATAAGCTCCATCATCGGATTCTTTTGGAACTGTGAATTTGGCGGTATATTTGGGTGTTTGATTTCTTTCTAACAAAAACCTTTGTACTTCGTCAAATCTTTCTTTGAAGACTTTATTTACTTCAATATCATTTGGTCTGATTACAATATCTGAAAATATTAGGGATTGTCCATCGAATGGATTACCTTCAACATAAACTTTTAAGATACCATTGGTTAATGAAATAGTTGGGTTTATCCTTTTCAATTGGTATTCTTTGTCTTTGTAGTATAGACTATATCTTGTTGTTTCGGTTGTTAAATTTCTCAATTCAGAAACTTTAATTTCTTTAAGTTCTAAATTTCTTGTTGCATTAACGGTGAAATCTACCTCAAATGGGTTTCTTAATCTTTCGATTTCTAATTCAAAACTTGTTTCATTATTAGTTAAGTTGTAAATTGCGTTTTGTGCAGTTGCACCTGTTTTCAAATTTAATCCTAACGTGGTTGACTCTATAGCGGCAGGAAAATAACTTATAATATTGGAAATCGAAACTGACATTCTTTTCACCATAGAACCGAAAATGGTAAAATTTGTAACTTGAGATAAATCAAAATTTGGATAAACTTTGAAATTTGTTTCGGCAACTAATTTTGATTGAATGACCGCATCGAGTCCTAAATTTTCCAAATTAAATGGTTCGGAAAATAGACCTGTGATAAAGTTTCTGTTTTGTTTTTCGTTTGTAGAAGTTGTAAATTCAAAATTACCTTGCGTAAGACCTCCCCCTTGTACGAGTTGAAACCCTACCAAGTCATCTGAAAAAGTACCGGCCCCTGTTGCTGGTATTGGTGGACAAATGAATTTCTTAATAGCCATTATGTCGTGATATTTGTAAAGTTTTTACTAAAATCAATATTATTACCTCTATCTTGTCTAACTTCATAAAGAAGTGAATTAAATTGGTCTCTAATTTCATATAAGTTGTACTGTCTGTAAATGTTGTTAGAACTATCGTAGATGGTGTAGATACCATCGTCAATAGATTTAGTTTGATTTCCATAAAGTGCAATAGCAAGTGTTGAGAAATCGTGTTCTGCAATTTCAATGTCTAATGTAATCGGATTAAAAAATGTATTTGTTATTATAATTGATTGGTCTGGTTGTCCGATGTAAGGAGTTGCATTAGGTTTGTTTGTTGGTGATGATGATGGTGATAATGTACAAAAAATCAGATTAGTATTTGCGTCAGTATATCTATATCTTACAGCTTTTTGAACTGTGTTTGTTAGGTTTTGAATGACGGGCTCACAAAAGAATGATGAAGTAATCATTCTGAAAAAATTTGGTATTTTCGTACCATCTGAATTCAAATATTCAATTCTGAAACCTACTAAACCTTGATTGACAAATTTATTTCTATATTCTCCTGGTACTTGATTGATATCGATAATTATACCTTTTACATTAGGTAACGCTGATAAAACACCACAATCTAGTATTTTAGTCCTAATTTGTGCGGGTCTAACCAATAAAGTATAGATTCCAATTCGATTGAATTGGTCTGCGGGTAGTTTCAAATTATATAATCCACCTAATACTTCGACATTTGGGTTTCCTCCCGTATCTGAATTATTAAAATAAGGAGTTAACAAACTTTGAGCGTCTAATTTGGTTAAAACAAAGTTTGAAGTGTTGTCCCTCGAAGGGGTGTAATTCATTATAATTTCAATATCCGTTATTGATACGTCTGCCGGTCTTATTGTTCCATACGTTCCTGTTGCCATACTTTATATTTTTTTTGTTTCTCCCATTTATAAATACTATGGGGTTATATTATTTACTTTGAAAAATCCATATCCGTACTTTTCCAAATCGCCTAAATTATCAACTTCTCCTAATCTTTCAATTACTTCGTATCCTGATATTTTTCCTCTATCCACAAAAACATTAGATTGTATTTGAGCCTGTTCAACCACGTTAATATAGACTTCTTCTTTTGTTAACCCTGTACAAATTAACCAATCCGTTGTTAACCCTGAAGATTGTACTACAAATATTGTAGTCCCATCTGAGTAATCATAATAATCAATATCATTAATTGTATAGGCGGTGTAATCTCCATTAGGTGAAGGTCCGTGAAACGTTCCAATACTGTTTGACGAACCTGAGACCTGAACTCCCAATAAGAATTTACCGGCAAATAAAGAACTTTTCTTACCATAAACCTGTAAGTCATTCAAATTAGACCTAGTATACCCTGTCACAATTATCGGTATTGAAGTATACGCGGAACTAGCATGGATGTTTACGTCACATATCGAATCTCCTGTAAATAAATAATCTAAAGATATTGGAGTTGCCGACCAATTACCTCCTTGTGGAATAAAATACGCGGTTCCGTTAGGATTGGGTATCGTTGTTCCTGTAAAAGGAACTTCGATTGTTTTTTTAACAACTGTAGAGCCCCATGGATTCATTCCTGACATACTAATAGTATATTCTCCTGCGGTAGAATATGTGTGAGTATAGAAGTTTGGAGCTACAGATGTTACTGTTTGAGACCCTGTGTTATCCCCCCAATCAATCATATAATTTGTAAAATTCAAAAATCTCCTAAATAAAACTTCGGATGTATTGTAGAAATAATACGTATAAGGACTTCCTGTTGTTGCTGAAAATAAAAAGTTATTGAAAACATCCTTTTGCTCCGCCAAACCATCAAATTCGGAATAAAATCCCATATCTACTGTGTTTTGTGTTAGGAATATTGGGACGGTCAATCCTGTTAGTAATGAAGTACCTCCAGTATTACCTGATAAAATTTGTGTCATCGAGGAATACACCGGCGCGTACGCAATGTCTCTACTTGTGGTTGTCGTTGTTACTACATCACAACATGGGTCTATCTCAGGATTTGGGAATATAGGTCCCGCATCGTATGGTACGATAAAAATGTCATTTTCGATGACTTCGGGTGAAATTCTTATATGATATATTCTATTATCCATTAAGGGTTAATATATTCGTACCAATTTATGGGATTACCAGTAACCCCAACTCTATTACCTGCCGAATCAAAAACTTGATATTCTTTGGTATCATAATCTAATGTGACTTTATAAAAAAAGTACTCCTCAGTATCAAAAAGAAATTTGTCCGATAAAGTTGGGTCTCCCTGCGGGGTATTCATCATTCTTACAAATACTCCTTGTCTTGCATCAAAAAACTTTGCAGACATATAGAAAGTGGACAAATTAATGTATTCAGGGTATCTTAACCAATATATAAAAAAACCTTCTTTGTCTTTTACAAAATCTAATTTCATATGTGGTATTTTGACATCAACAGGTGGTATCAATGGGGATAATAAAACTTGTTCTGTAAACCCTTGTTGTACAGGTAAAATTATTGTGAAATAATTTTTTTGTGTTACAGATTCGGGTGTATCATAAAAATCCAATTTGAAAAAAGATTTACTGAATTGATTTACAAAATAATAAAGTTGGTAAGCCGAAAATCCAGACGGATTGGCTAATGGATATCTATAGTTATTAACCCAATCGGTAGGTGTTGATGCAGTAACTGACGATGGTGAATTATAAAAATAAAATTTATATTCCACTGCAGTTTGTTCGTCAGGAAGATAAGATTTATGTGAATACCTACTTATTTCAAAAAAACCTTTAGGTTTAGTCAGTTCTTTTACCACCCCTTGTTGATATACTTGAATATCGTCCTCTCTACCCCCCAAATCCCATTTTATCTCCAATGGAAGATTTATATACTTTTCATTTGTGGGTACTGTAAATCTAAAATTATTACTCACATTCATCTGTAGTTGGGTCTTTTACGATGTTTAGTTTATCTTCTACATAATTAGTTCCTTCAGGTATAATTCTGAAAATACAATTTTTATATGGATAATGAGAATTGTTCAAGAAAGGGAAACTTGTATCTTCAGGTGAACCTGTATCCAAGAATCCATATGTGAATAAATCCCTCCAAATAAACTGTCCTAATGTGGTTGAGTAGTAAGCGTAATTTGGTAAATTGTCTATCGTTGCCGGGTCACCAAATTCAATATAGTCCGAATAATCTTTCAATCTAATACCTTCATTAGGATAATAATAATATCCCAATTGATTTGTAGGTATTGTAGTTTTTATATCAAAATATGTTGGATTGAATTTAATCTTATGAACTGATTTAGATATTACTCTTTCTAATTGTTCAAAATTGTTCCATTCACATAAATCACCATCAAAAAGGTCTCCTTTGTTCAATGACTCAACATAATAAAATGTATTACCTGAAGGGTTATTCCACTGCGAAGTTGGTATGGAACTGTCCGAATTTGAATTTAAGTCATCCCACCACACACTTGGTTGGTTTGTTGCAGAATTCAAAGGTAAATTAAACTCATGACCTTGTTTTAATCTTAATGGTGGAGAACCTGGTAATGGAGGACCTCCTAAAGTCCACCCAAAAAATCCTTTCCAAATGGTCGTTGCAAATAATTCTGTCACAGGTCTTCCTAAATTATCAATCAATCCGTTTAAATCTATATCTTTATTCAAAGAAAACGTATAGGATTGACAACCTTCTTTTATTGAAACTCTTGTGAGATAATTTGGGGTTGCGGCACTTTTTTCTAACTTTTTTTGAATACCGAAAATATTTTCTTCAAAACCTGTTTTAACTATAACCGCTTCATCTGTTGATGTTAGTATTCTATTTTTTCTAATGTAATAAATTGACATTGTATCTGCCGAATTCGAATTCAAAATCACTCTCTTAAAAGTTCCTTGTATCCCTGTTTGGAATGTCAATCCTGTAAACCCTATATCGCTAACATTGAAAACGTATTCCTCAGTTCCGAAAAATCCATTACCCAATGAATCTACTTGAAAAATGGATTGTCCGTTATAATCGAAACTTAATTTAACATATTCTCCTACAGATAATCCGTGTTTCATAGGACATCTAAATGATACGTAATTTTGTCCATTGAATTCTGACATTAAAATTACAAAAGGTAGTCCGTCACCAGATAACCAAGACATAGTTTGTTGTGTAACGTTATCCACCACATCTAATAATTTATTGAACACATTTTGGTATGGATAAGAAAAATAAAAACTCCAATTATAAGAATTTGCACTTTTTGGAATGAAAGTCAGATGTTCATTCGGTCCCTGTGTGTAACCAGATACATTATAATCATTTCTTATGAAATCGAATTCATTATATAAAGGAAGTCCTGTCCATGAAACAAACTGAGGATTTGCCGGATTAGCACATTGAGCTCCCGCAGCATCCAAAGCGTTTATGTAATACAGATTATTTTCAAAAGGAGGATAGTTAGTTTCCCCTGCATATGAATTTTTGAATAATAACTGATACTTAACTGTTGGTCTGAACAACGTAGACGCTTGTCTTTCGTCGTCATACAATTGTTGTAGATTGATGTCAACCACTCTATCAAATTCCACATTCATTTTAACATTTTGAACGAGTGGAAGTTTAAATCCGAAATCAACATCAGGTGCCGACTTATATCTAAGTGACCCTAATACAACTCTTATATCATTATTATTAGACATCTTCTATCGTATCGAATTCTACATATTTTATTGCAAATTTGTCCCAAGCGGTCGCCCCTCTTTTAATTCCAAAATAGAAATGAAACGGAGCGCCAACCGTTATCGCGGTGGCAATTGGAGCGTTGGTATCCCAATCGTTTCTACTTGTCGATAGGTTTGTGTTCGCGAATGTTGAACCTGGTGTTACCGCGTATATATATCCTCTGAAAAAACTTTGTGAGGTATTGTTTAATGGTCTAAAATATCTACATGAAGGATTTATCCTGTCCATAGACTGATATCTGTATTTGAAAAAGTTTTGTCCATTAACACCCACTGTGTACCAATCATTCTTTTGAGAACCAAAAATACTATCGTAAGATGGATTACCTGCGTCTTTATTATCTTTATTTTCCCATTGATAAAATGGAACTATTTGAGAAAAAACTCCATAGTTGTTGAAAGCACATATTTGAGATGTTACTGTGTTTGCACTAGGTACAACGATTGTTCTTTTTGGTGAAATCCAATCTCTTATTTGAGTGTCTCCAGTGTAAAAAATACCAAATATTCTGTCCTGACCGCTTGACCAATTAAAATATATTGGGTCTGTACCTAGGGGATTTGCCGGATAGTTTTCTGCTTGAAGTGCCGCAACTCCTAATTCAGAGTTCACGGATATTGCCTGTGCATAATCACCATCAACCATTCTTCTATTTCCTCTTTCATTAAAGAAACTTAAAGCACTTACATTCTGCCCCCCTATTAATTGTTGTAAAAAAGTTGCATCAGTCAATCGATTGATAATAAAAGTGTTTAAAACTTCTTCAACGTCTTGAAATGTTGTCTGTCCTATTTTGTCAACAACAAATCCGTCGTATTGAGAAGACATTACTAACTCTTGGATATAAGCATTTTTAGGTCCCAAATCCATCACTGTTACAGGAAACATCAAGTTTCTATTATTTCCCCCGTATACGTTCCCAAATATTGGTGTTCTTGGTGATGGTTGCCCTATGAATTCATTTCCGTCTGTGTATGGTGAGACTCTATAATAATAATTGTTATTATTATCTAAGTGCATTGTATTCTTACAATAAAGACTATATCCTTTGTTTGGTTCACTAGCGTTTGGGTCGGTATAAAACCTATCGTTATTAATTGGAAATGCGTATAAAGTACCATTAATCCAATTATTTGTGAACATGTGAGCAAAAACATTCCTACATGCCGCAAAATTAATCTGAGTTCTAGAAGACCATTCCAAAATCATTTTAATGTCGTCAAGAAGTGAAAAGAATATTGCCGAAACTAAATTGTAACAACCGCCCTTCATCTTAGGTTTATCTTCAATTACTAAGGGTACTGTTACGTTTATCACCGGAATTGTAAAAGAAAAAGTAAAATCAAGAACGTCTGTATAATAACAATCGTCAGTTGGGGGTTTGATGACCAAGTCTCCCGATACTGTATCATAACAACCTAACGGTACTAAATTCTCACATGAGAATGATTGTAAAATTGGACTTCCCGCCTCATCTTCATTTGAGAATGTGTCATTTGGGTCTACCCCTATTCCTCCTGTAGTACCTAAACTTGATGTTGGTTGTATTATTCCATTATCATTAATTTCATATACAGTGAATGCAGAATTATTTTGTAACGCGAAACTATTATTTCCGCTATCTTCAAGTGAAGTTGAAGTTGGTAACCTTTCAGCTCTCATTACGATGTTTTCCCCATTGAAATTAGGCGATGTTGGGTCGTATGTGATTGTTGTTGAATATCTTGGAGAATATAGATATCCAGGATATGAATATGGAGCGCAATAGAAAAAGTTTAATCCTAAAGTATTAGGATTTGTGTATTGTAAAAATAATGAACCTCCATCAACAACTTCTCCACTTAAATATCCTCTATTAGAACTTGACCCGGCTTGTCTTGTAACCACAGTTCCAATTCCAGGTGCACAATCATCTTTAAGGCTTGGGTTTGAGAATTCAATTGAAAACCCGTTTACAACCGAACCATTTGATATTTTTGTACCCTCTGGAAAGGCATCAGTTGTAATAGATTGCAAATTAAATCCTGAATTCGGATTAATTGAATTGAATAAATCACTAATATTTCCTGATAAAATGGTTCCGTTTGTTAGTTTTGAATAATAACTTGGTAGGTTAGATGTAAATGAACTAAAAGACCCAGGACCTGTTATTGAGTCTTTGTATGTAAAAGCAGGATAATACAAAGGTATATTCGCGTAGTTGTCGGATGGTAAAAAAGCGTCTGTTGCAAAATCATCGTGATTAGATGGTTTCCAACTACCCTGAATAGGAATATTCAGTTTATATTGACCTTTGATTATTAAATTTGGGTTTGTCCCAAAATTCAAATTACCAAATAGTTTATTTAAATCGTACTCGCAATAATTTCTACTAGAATATGGGTCAACACCTCTTACTAAAAATACAATTACCTCATCATTACCCGTTCCATAAGTTTGTATAGGGTTTATTAGACTAGTCTGAAACCATTCTCCTGCACTATTGTTACCGGAACTACCAGTATCTTTGTTCAGAAATTCGAATCTCATATCGTTATTCAAAATTCGAGTATTCAAAGAATTTGGTAAAGTTACCCCTGCAAAAGATGAATATGTTGAATAAGTCATTGCGGTTACGACTTGGAAGTACTCTATGTCAACCGCAAATCTATGATATGTATTACCTGTGTCCCCTGTTACAACATAACCTCCAGGTACACTCAAGTTTCCTGAACCATTTGGATTTGCGTAATTTAATGGATATATCCTTTGAACAACTCCGCCTACAGGTGTTCCAATTGTACTTCCTGTAGTACTAAATGTTCCAAAGTCATTTAATGTTGTCAAACCAGTTAAGTTTACATCAGTAGAAAATTGTGGATTTTGAAAAGAAATCACTTTACCCGCAGTGAAAAAAGGTAATGAACTTGCTTTACAACTCATAACCAACATGTTGTCTGTATGAGACTTACCTGGATTAGCGGTTGGATTAAATTTTACTTCTATTTGGTTAACTCCTCCACCGGGGTTGTCGATAGTATCATTAAAATATTTGGCCTTTGTATTGAAAAGGTTTATCCTCTCAGCCAATGTTAAACTTGTAGTAAAAACCAATATGTTATTACCTGATGAATCTTGTCCCCATGAACCACTTTGTGGAACTCTTGTATAAGAAGACGTAGGGTTCGTTATCGGATATCCCGCCATTAACTCCCTTACTTTTGTACTATTTGTTACCCCATTTACAGTAATTGGTGATGGAAAGTTAGTATAATTTGAAAAATTGTAATATTGTGATATCACAGAACCAATCACAGTTGGTACTGAACTTGTTGAGGGATTTAGCGCCGAACCTCCCGAACCAGTTGCCGCTCCCGACGCTCCGTTATTTGGATTTGGAAGTTCGCATTCACAAAATTCACAATCAGGATATGTAAGAACAGGTAGTTTGTAATTACCAAAATACTGATAAAATGTTACAATTTTTTCAACCAACGGTATTAAAAAATCTAAATCAGGACAGGGTAATGGAGTGATATCCACGTCGATTCCTAAAGATTGTAAAATTTGGCTATTAAGAATATCATTAAGTTTATCAATAATCCAATTTATTACCGAACAAATGGCAAGGACTAAAAGTCCAATTATGAGTATAGTAAAGGCAACTAATATACCTATCAAATACAATGCAAATGCCAAAATGTGTGCAACAATAACCAAAACAATCAAAATGATTTTCATCAAAACCATAAAATATGAGAAAAACAAATACAAAATATCTATTCTATAGTTAGCATCATTTGTGGGAAATTTCAAAATATCTGTTTCACAAAAATCATCCAAAATGTCTTTAATTGCAATTATTCTATTTGTGTTTCTACCTCTTCTATATTGAGTAATTAATTCTGAAACTGTATAAACTTTGTTATATTGAAACTCATAAAACCTATCTTCACATCTTATAGCATCCAAAATCATTTGGTCTCCTACCGTTGTCCCCGTTTCTCCATAATCATTCCAGTCTAAACTAAAAGCGTAAGAATTTACCGCGGCTCTGTAATAAGAAGGACTTATTGCCGCTAAGGTTTGACTATAAAATGGGTCATCATCAGGTAATCCTCCTGACCAACCGCACTCTCTGATATTTGGTACAAGAAAATAACCTCTTTTAACGGGTTCTCTCATTGTCGGCGGTTGATTCCATTTTATTTTGAATCTATACCTACCTTTTGTAGGTATTCCGACGTTTGGATTTAAGGATGTTACTTGTTGACCAAATTCGTCTGTTGTGACGTAATCAAGATTCATTGGTACTTCAACTACCCATGTTCCGTCTTCATCTATTACTCGACCTCCTTCCTCTAAAACATATCTTTGTAATGCAGGTCTTCCATATTCATCTTGAAATATTGTTTGTCTAATCGCTAAAATCTCGCCAGGCCCTGAAATGAGAGAACATAATCTACCTTGTCGTAATCTGACGCTACAATTTCGTTTTTGAGCCCAAAAATCATTGGATGAGAATATTGAACCCATAAAAATTGCAGTTGGTTCAATTCTTAAATTTAATGCGTCACTCAAATCAAAGTCAGTCCTTGTTATTCCTATATTACATAAATCTTCTTGTCCCCATAGAGGTTCAATATCAATTGTTCTATTCATTGATATAATTTGTGGTAGTTCTCCCAAATTATTTGAAGACCTAAATCTTGTTCCGGCAACTTGATTTTCAGTTGCCAATCCCATTCTGACCAAGTCTTGTGGGAAAAGTGAAAATTCTCCTATGTCTGATAAATCAATGTCAATATGAATAGTTTGAGAACCTAATGGTACTCCAAATAACATAAAGTCACCACTATCATTTGTTCTTGCGGTATACTTATAATACTTGTCATAAACTTGAATTAGAGTTGTGTCAATCAAAACATCTTCTCTATCAAAAAAAGTACCTGTTGGTGTATGTCCTCCATGTTGTTGGACATATGGTAATAAATTATATCTATACCCGTCATCATTTCTTGTTGAGATAGTTTTATACGGGTATAGTTGGGAAATTATTGGATTTTCTTCGTCCTGTGGTGTTAATGGGATGAATATTGATACCTTTGCGTTTGGTATTCCAAATCCGTTATTAACTGATACACGTCCTACAACGGCACCGTAGTCGGAACAAGGTCTGGTATAAATTTGACTCTGTAATAATTTGAGAGATAGAATTTCTAAATACTCAAAGTCTTGGTCTAAATATACCTTTACTGATTTATCAACACCAACTTGGGTTCTTATTCTATATGAATTTGACATCTACGAAATCTTTTATGATAAATAGTTTATTGTCTATTTTCAAAAAGATAATGAAGATTTTAACAAAATAAATTATCAAGAAAAATTAACCGTCTTTAAATTCTTAACACTTACATTAATATCTCGGCCAGGAAATCTGATTTGATAAATCTGACTTGGTTCTGCAAAAATTGTATCATCAATCAACTCAATTTCTCTTGTTTGTGAATCCAAATATCTTTGAGATGTTTGTGATGAAGAGTAAGACCCTCCAACTTTATTGAAAACTCTTAAAGTGGATATTGAAATAACTCCATTTTCATTTTGTATTTGTCTTCTGAGTTCTGATACATTAATATTTTGACCCATTTCTATATTAGAAGAATTAAAATAATCTGATACGATATTAATTATTTTAGAAATAATTGCCCCTTGATTCTGAGAATTGTCCAAAACAACTTCTAAATTTACACCTAAGTCTATTACGCTAGCAACCTCTATTGAGACATAATCATTAATCATTCTATAGTTCGATAAATAGTTAGCTAAATTATTCGCCAATGTATTTGAAATAACCTCTGTTAATTTTCCAGTTTCGTCAAAAGACAACATTTTGATTTTAATTTTATTGTCTTCCTCTGTTATTGCAACTTTTGCAGGTGCTCCAAACTGGGATGGCATTGTTCTGATTATTGAATTGTAATCATTTACGGTTACCGCTCTATTTTGTGCTGCGAAATTATAAGTTACCAAATTTCTAACCTCTTCTAATGAAGGATTGTTTGCTCCTCCAATCGCTGCGGTAACATTGTTACAAGAAAGTGAGTTGACAACACTTGTATTAACTGAGTCTGAAGGACCGTTCACAAAAAAAGATATTGTTCCGACTTGATTAATTACATTAACCCCTACGTTACTATTTTGACCCCCTCCTATTCTATATTGAACAAAAAGGGTTGAATTAGATTTCAATGAACTTCCCAATCCAAAATTGTTTGTGTATTTATACAAGTCCAGCTTGAACCCTTGTCTTGCAAATTCGGTTAATTGTTCTTCAGCAGATTGAGAACCCCCTCCAAATGTTATTTTACAAAAACCCTCGGGAGTAAATTCACTTATAAATCTTGTATTTGTTTGTATGTACTTTCCAACTTTGATACCAGGGTTATCCGAAACTTTTGTTGGGTCTTCAACAAAAACTCTATCTTCTATTAAAGCTCTTACCTCATACCATCTATTATTAGAACCCAAAAATTCTTGTGGTTCGGGTATTTGAGCGTAGTCCGTTCCGTCTTTTAATAAAACACTTGTTATACCCAAAACATTTCTCTCGGGTAAAAACAATTCAAAAAATGGTCTTACATCGTTTGGAGTAATTACTCTTTTGAATACCTTTGTAATCCCGTTTACTACTGTCTCTCTTTTAGTAATTGTGTAGTTTATAATTCTGTCTGTTGCGTCAAAATTTGGAATTTTGATTCTATTAGGAAATCCTTCAGCGTTATATCCTGATGAAAAGTCAACGTCATAAACCGTTTCAAATACTTGACCCGCTCCGTTAAACTGAGAACCTCTTCTCAAAATACCACAATATCTCAAGTCTTCTTGGTCTCCAAACGCAGGAACTGTGATTGAAAAATCAACTAAAGCAACCGATGGTCTTTGTCCGGGCACTTTTAATCCATAAGTTCTTGCTATGTTATAAATGGATGACCTTTGTTGAGCATACTGTAAAACGGTCTCCTGTATACTTCTATCAATATTGAAATGTAAGTTATCTGTTACCGCGGCGTTCAAATCCATTAGGACTGAAAAAACTCCTGCGTCGTTGAAGTTATCAATTAGTTCTGGATAATAAGTTCTTACAAAATTAACTAATTCTGTTCTGATTCCTTGAAAATCCCTTGTTGTGTATGAAATTTTTTTATTTGCCATAATTAAACGTTTATAATTACAAAATCACTTGATTCGAATGCACTATCTGTGATAGTGTAATCAATTCTTATTTTTGCGGTGTGTTCTTTAGTTCCAATGCCAGGCACTCTGAAAATCCTATCATCATTATCATTTATTATTGTCCCCTTACCTTCTTCACCTTCTGAAGCCGGTTTTATTTCAATATTAGTAAGAGTTATACCGGGTATGTATTCCTCAACAGATTCTCTAATTTCAAACTCTAATTCTGAAAAAGTCGGTGCATCCATTGGTTCAAATAAATACTCATATAATCTTGTTCCGAAATTTGGTAAAAAATATCTAGTCCCTTTTCTTGTTAATAGTAAATGAATCAAACTGTTTCTAACTTCTTCATCCGCCGTAACGGATAACTTGAGGTATTTTCCAGTTGTTGAATCTCTGAAAGGGAAATTTATACCATATGTATTATTTTGCGGCATTAATTATAAATATATGTCGTGATTATTTTCTATAAATAGCATAAAATAAAAAACCCGACTTGTGGTCGGGTCAAATTATTAGGATGAACATCCAAAACACTCAAACTCTGAATCTTTTGGTTTTTGTGTTAAGTTCAAATTAGAATAATCTACTTTTGGTGCTTCAGGTGTCACTTTTGGTTTTTCTATCTTTGATATATCAACCGCCAAATGTTTTGCTCCTGTAGATATTGCCTTTGTTCTAACATAGTAACATAAAGTTTTCAATCCCTTCTCCCAAGAATGGAAATGTGAAGAAGTGATTTTTGATAATGTTGGGTTACCCATATAGATGTTCATAGATTGAGATTGGTCGATGAACGGAGCTCTATCTGCCGCCATATCAATTAATTCTTTTTGTGAAATTTCCCAAATTGTTTTGTACTTAGGAATTAAATGTTCAATTCTTTTAACCTTCTTGTGATAATGTTTATCTTCAGGGTCTAAATAGTTGTTAAAATTAATTCCTTGAATTGAGCCTTCGTTTAAGATAATTTCATTTTTTAAATCTTCGCACCAAATACCCAATTTTTCGAAGTCATTAATTAGGTATTTGTTAACAATCATAATTTCACCACCAACAACTCTTCTATTAAAAATAGCCGAATGTGCAGGTTCTGTCATTTCATATGACCCTGTTATTTTAGCTGAGGACGCGACAGGCATTTGTGCCGTAAATAATGAGTTACATACACCATACTTTTTTACATTTTCTTTCAATACATCCCAAGGCCATCTACCTGATAAATCATCTTCTTTTAATCCCCACATATCAAACTGGAACACTCCTTTTGACATTGGTGACCCCGCAAAAAACTCGTAAGGTCTGTACTTTTCTTCCATACACAACCTATTACTTTCCGTGATTGCAGCAAAATAAATTGTTTCAAAGATTTCTTTATTAAGTTTTCGAGCTTCTTCAGAAGTGAACGTATAATCCATTAAATAAAAAACATCTGCTAAACCTTGAGTTCCAATTGCAATTGCTCTTTGTTCTAAACCACCTTTTCTTCCTTTCTCGGTAGAGTAGTTATTAATATCTACCACCTTATTAAGAGCACTTACAACTTTTCTTGTTTCATTATATAAAAGTTTAAAATCAAATTTACCATCAATTATAAAATTTTTCAAAACCATTGAAGATAATGTGCAAATGGCGGTAGTTCTTTCATCAGTATATTGATAGATTTCATTACATAGATTCGATTGTTTAATCACTCCTATGTTTTGATGATTTGTTTTTCTATTTGCATTGTCTTTTGAACATAAATAGGGTACTCCTGTTTCAATTTGAGCTTCAATTACTTTAGTCCAAACATCCAACGCTCTTACTTTTTTTCCAATACCTAACGATACCGCCTTGTTGTAATTTTCTTCGTATTCTTGACCGTAACATTCTTGTAACGCTTTAATTCCCGCTTTTTTAATATCATTAGGACAAAACAAATACCAATCTTCGTTGTTTTTAACCGCCCTCATAAAGTTGTCAGGAATCCAAAGAGCGGTGAATAAATCTCTTGCCCTTAGTTCTTCGGCACCTGTGTTCTTTTTAATTTCTAATAGGTCGAAGATATCTTTGTGCCAAGGTTCAAGGTAAATTGCGGCACTTCCAGGTCTTCTTCCTTG